AAGCATTAAAAGGATTTGGTAAAGCTCTATCTAAGAAAAAAACAAAAACTGAGCCAGCAACTAAAGAATTTTTTGACACAGTTCCACCTCATAAAGACCCACGTATGACTGGTCCTAAATATAAAAAATATTTAGAAGGTCTAAGAAAATCAACGGAGAAAAAATAATGACAAAACTTTGTCCTAGAGGAAAAGCAGCGGCGAAAAGAAAATTTCGTGTGTATCCCTCAGCATATGCTAACGCATACGCTAGCAAAATATGTGCGGGCAAAATAAAAGATCCGTCTGGTGTAAAAAGAAAAGACTTCAGAGGACCTAAACCATCTAAAGCTATGGGTGGTAGAATTGGTTACAACTCGGGCTCAGGTAGAAAAGGTGTTAAACCAGGTAAAAAACCAAACGAAATAAAAATGACTCCAGAGCAAAAAGAAAAAAGATTTGACACGCCGTTTAGACCAAAAGGAGAAACTAAAATGGCGCCAAAACCACAAGAAATTTCTAGAGCTAAGGATAAAACAAGACCTAGAAGAGCAGGTGGTGGTTTGATGGCTGCAACTGAAAGGTTAAGAAGACAAGGATATGGAAAAGGTGGTGGTGTCTGTATCAGAGGAATGAATAGAGACGCCGTCGGAAAAAATTCGTAGTGCAATGGCTGGATTAAAAACATGGTTCGATCAAAAATGGGTAGATATTGGGAGCAAGCGAAAAGATGGATCGTTTGCAAAATGTGGCCGTTCAAAACAGAAGAAGGACGCGAAGAGGAAGTATCCAAAATGCGTGCCTCTAGCGAAAGCGAGAAGAATGACAGAAGGGCAGAGGAAATCTGCCGTTGCCAGGAAACGGGCAGCTGCCAATGTGGGACCTAAACCTACAAACGTAAAAACATTTGCGAAAAGAAAAAGAGCAGCTAGAGGTGGTAGAATGTCACCAAGCAGTAACAAACCAAATCCAAAAATGAATTCAATGATGAAACAAGCTCAAAGAGATTACACGGGCAGTTTTGTTTCAGGAAGTTTAGGTGGTGTTGATGTAGGAAATAAATCTTACAAAAAATTTTATTCTAACCCAGGCTATAGAATGCCTAAGATAATATGAGAAACGATTTTCAGATGAGAGAAAGATTTGCTAAGGGGACAATGCCCCCTAGAAACAAAAAGAACTTTAGACCTACAAAGTCTGGAGCAGGCATGACTCAAGCCGGTGTCAAAGCCTACAGAAGATTAAATCCCGGCTCTAAACTAAAAACAGCGGTGACTGGAAAAGTGAAGCCAGGATCAAAAGCTGCCAAACGTAGAAAATCATTCTGCGCAAGATCACTAGGACAAATGAAAAAATTCCCTAAAGCAGCAAAAGATCCAAACTCAAGACTTAGACAGGCACGCAGAAGATGGAAGTGCTAAATGACAAAAAATAGAGATCCCAAAGTAGGGACAGGTAAAAAACCAAAAGGTTCTGATAGGAGATTGTATACCGATGAGAATCCTAGAGATACTGTATCAATTAAGTTTGCGACCCCTGAAGATGCTCGTGCAACTGTTAGAAAGGTTAAAAACATCAACAAACCATTCGCAAGAAAAATTCAAATCCTTACGGTTGGTGAACAGAGAGCCAAAGTTATGGGTAAGACAAAGGTGGTTAGCATATTTAAAAAAGGTAAAAATGACATCAGAAAAAACAAAAAAGTTTAATGGAAGATCCTATAAAGTCTCTCCTTTGAAGGAGGGGCCTTATAAGAAAAAACTTATTAAAGAACTTATGTCCGCAAGAAGGGACGTGGGTACAGCGTTGAGGGAAAAGAATAAAAAGAAAGAACGAAGTGCAAGAGACCGTGTACACAAATTTAAAAAGAAATTAGGAGAAAGATAATGCAACTAGAAACGACGATAAATAGATTAATTAGATATCTAAACAGACGAATAGAAGAATTGTCTACAGCTGTAACGTCCGGTGGTATTGACAGCATGACAAAATATAACTATATAATAGGACAGATAACAGCCCTAGAGGCAACTAAACAGGAACTCTCTAACCTGCTAGAAGATAAGGAGCAACATGGAACAGTCATCAACATCGAAGATAAAGCTACCGAATAAAGAATTGGTAGGTGTAAAAAAGTCAAAAGAAATTTCAAAAGATTCTGAGAAACTACCACAACCAACTGGTTGGAGGATGTTAGTTTTACCTTTCAAAATGAAAGAGAAAACAAAAGGCGGGATAGTACTTGCTGAAACAACTCTAGAGAGACAACAAGTTGCATCACAATGTGGTTTAGTTTTAAGAATGGGTCCAGACTGCTACAAGGACAAGGATAGATATCCTGATGGTCCTTGGTGCAAAGAGGGAGAATGGGTAATGTTTGCCCGTTATGCTGGCTCAAGAATAAAAATCGAAGGTGGGGAGATACGTCTGCTAAACGACGACGAAGTTTTAGCAACCATCAAGAATCCAGAGGATATCTTGCATGAATATTAACATAGAAGGAGTAAACTATGCCTAAAGACGAGAAAATGGTTGAACTAGATACATCCGGTGAAGGCGCTGAGATTAATCTAGAAGAACAAAAAGACGAGTCGGTAGTTGATACCGAAGCGCCGAATCAAGAAACAAAGGAGACGAATGAAACAAATAATGAAAACGATAGTAAGTCCAGTGACTCATCTGAGAAATCTGATGAGCAGTCTAATGTACAAGCTGGCGAAAAAGAAGACGAGAAGTTAGAGGATTACAGTAAAGGCGTTCAAGCTAGGATTGCAAAACTCACACGTAAAATGCGTGAAGCTGAAAGACAAAGAGATGCAGCTACAGAGTATGCAAGAGCAGTTGAAGAGAAACGACAAGAAGTAGAAAGACGTTTTGTGAAGGCTGATGCTGATTACATTAAAAAATCTGAAACTAATATCTCAACTGGTTTAGAAGCGGCACAAAAAGAATTGTCTGCTGCTATTGAATCAGGTGATGCTAAAGGACAAGCAGATGCACAAAAGAGGATAGCTACTCTTGCTTTTGAAAATGCTAAAATACAGCAACAAAAGGAAGCTGCAGCCAATGCCCCTGCAAAACCATCTGAGGTTCAAATACCTCAACAACCGGTTACGCAGAGCGCACCAAACGATCCTATGGCAGAAGCTTGGGCATCAGAAAACCCATGGTTCGGACAAAACAGAGCCATGACATTCACAGCGTTCGAGATTCACAAAGATTTAGTAGATAAAGAAGGTTTCGATCCAAAGTCTAAGGACTATTATGAAGAAATAGACCGAAGAATGAGAATTGACTTTCCCAATAAATTTGGTAATACTGAGTCCAGAAAAACGACCGAGCCCGTTCAGACGGTCGCTTCAGCAAAAAGAAGCGTAAAACCAGGTCGCAAAACTGTGAAACTCACTTCATCACAGGTAGCAATAGCTAAAAAATTAGGAGTGCCACTTGAAGAGTACGCAAAACAATTAAAAAACACGGGAGGAGCGTAATATGGAAAAAGAAAATAAAACGTCTCGTGCGAACAACACACGGTCAAAATCTGAAAGGCCAAAAGTGTGGGTTCCACCTTCATCTCTAGATGCACCCCCTGCACCTGATGGATTCAGGTACAGATGGATAAGAGCAGAGAGCGTAGGTTTCCAAGATACTAAGAACATAACTGGACGATTAAGAGAAGGTTATGAACTTGTGAGATCAGAGGAAGTCGAAAATGCATCTGACTATCCAGTTGTCGAAGACGGCAAATACAAGGGAGTGATTGGGGTTGGAGGCCTTTTGCTTGCAAAGGTACCGATCGAGATCGCGAAGCAGAGACAAGAATATATGACTAACCGTCATAGAGAAAGAGACGATGCAGTAGAAAACGATCTTATGAAGGAGCAGGATAAGAGGATGCCAATCAATGTTGATAGACATTCTCGTGTAACCTTCGGTGGTACAAAGAAATAATTTTTTAGTTATTTCTCGGGTTAATCCCTATCATCGATTTAATATAAACCGTCTGTAGAAATACAGACACAAGGAGACAACTATGGCAAATAGAAACACACAAGGTTTTGGGCTTATACCTGCTGGTACGCTTGGACAAACTCCAGCGACTGCCGGATTAGGAAAGTACAAAATCGATGCTGGTTCTGCTACAACACTCTACAATGGTAGTGCTGTGGCTTCTGCTGCTGGTTATATTGTTGATGGTCAAACGACTGCTGCACCTATCATTGGTGTATTAAACGGAGTATTTTTTACGGATCCTTCTACTTTGAAGCCTACGTTCAAAAACTTCTACCAACAAGTAACACCAGCTAACTCAGAAGACATAGACGCTTTTGTGTACGACAACCCACAACAGCAGTATGTAGTAGCAACGGACGACGCAGTAACACAAGCCGGTTTCTTAGAAACTTATGACATGAACACGTCATCTGGTTCTGATACAACTGGTAAATCTAATGCTACATTAGATATCGGTGATACAAGTGCGGATGCAGATACTTTCAGATTGTTAAGAGTCGCAGAAGATCCTGAAAATGAGGATATTACTGCGGGCTTTGCTTCTGTAGTAGTTGTTCCAAACTTGATTGAACTACAATCATAATAGGAGAATAGGAGAATAAATTATGGCAATATCACGATCACAGCTAGTCAAAGAACTAGAGCCAGGATTGAACGCCCTGTTCGGCCTGGAATATAAAAGGTATGAAAATCAGCATGCTGAGATTTATACTACTGAAACTTCTGACAGAGCTTTTGAAGAAGAAGTAATGTTAAGTGGTTTCGCAAACGCACAAGTGAAAGCTGAAGGTGCAGGCGTGTCTTTTGACGAAGCACAAGAAACTTTCACGGCTAGATATACTCACGAGACAGTAGCTTTAGCATTCGCAATCACAGAAGAAGCTATCGAAGATAACCTCTACGATAGACTTGCTGCTAGATACACGAAAGCTTTGGCAAGATCGATGAGTAATGCAAAACAAGTTAAAGCTGTTGACCCATTAGTAAATGGTCTACCAGGTGTAGGCACATTTAAATCGGGCGACGGTGTAGCTTTATTTGCAACTAACCACCCTACAGTAGCGGGTACATTTAAAAACACGCTTACTGTGCAAGCTGACCTTAACGAAACTTCATTAGAGCAGTCATTAATTGACATTGCTTCT